AATCCACTACTTAGTATTTGATTAAAAGGAGAGCCATATGATAGGCTGTCCCCTTTCTTATACACAAGAATATCATCATCATCTAACTGTTTTATCCCCATATCTTTTAATACTGTGTTTGTGCCAATACTCTTCCATGCCCCAGATAGAATAGCATAGTTTCCTGGAGTACCATGAATAACATCTAAGATAGCCATCACTAAATAGTTATAAGAGCTATACCCAATCTGAGCCACATATAGTAAACTATCATTACCTTGGTAATTCACAGAATAAATATTATCATCTAAAATACCAACATACAGTGACTGATCTGTGATTAAGTCAGAACAAACATTCAGGATAACATCATCAGCTATAGCACCTATAGACCATGGAGGCCTCCTATATGTTCCATCTGGAGTAGCAATAAAGTTATGAGAAGAAGATACTGTATTGGCAGGCTTATACTCATCAGGCCTTTCATCTACCCCAGCATTCAAAGGGATCATACCAGTATCAAATATAGGCATTAATATCCCCTCCAGAGTAAGTCTTGTAACTCAGGATTCTCAAGCATATTATAGTCTCCAACATCACTATCTTGTTTCTTGAACCTGACATATGCTTCAGCCTCTTGAGCCTGTAGTGCCCTATAGAGCATCTCAGATCCCTGTAGATCCATCTGGAACTCTTTAGATGCTTTAGCAACTATGTATTCTTGAGCTTCATAAGGCATATCTTCAAAGTCTAGCTCAAGTATAATCTCAACTTTAATATCCCTGTTTATAGCATAAGTATTATTTTCGAAATCATAGAGTCTGTTGCCCTTTTTATGGATGTTTTTATCAGTGGGATCTATTGTGTCAACCCTAAGTGTATTATTAGGTAAATAAATGTATCCATCAATATCTTGCTTTAAAGTTCTCGTGAATGTATTAAAGTACCATCCTTGACTTTGGAAATACGAAACTTCATCATCGAGTCTAGTAAGTGCCCTTGAGCCTTCTAAAGATAAATCACTTGATACTAAAGAATCCTCAGGTGGAGCCCCTAGTAAATCAAGCATTCTATTTACTGCATTGAGTTTTGTCATAATTAACCTCCTTTGTTTTTAATAAATAGCCTAGGTAACCTCAGGATCACTGAGGCCACACTAGGCTAGAATTCATGTTGTTATCATTGTTTTTGTGCTAGAGTTAATGTATCAAGTTTTAACTCAAGACATGCCTCTGGTCTCAAATAACCATGACCAACGATATATGTTGCATACATTAGGTACGAAATGTTCTCGGTATGGAAATCTTCAGAGAAGAAGATACCTTGAAGTTCTACAGTACCTAAGGATTCATTGGTAAATGCTATAGCAACAGTCTGCGAAGCATCTACACCATGAGGATCAAGATCTCCTTCGTTATCAAGAGCACCAGCAGTATTATCAGATGGTAACAAGTTGTTCTCAATTATATTGAAACCTGCAATCTTAAGTATATTACCTTCAGCAATACTACCTCTACCACCATACCATTGATTGATCAAGTCAAGGTTTTGGAAGAGAACATAGTATTCATCTGGTCTCAACATTAAGTTTCTACCATTTTTTGGTATATTCTTTTTATCAAACTCAGCAGCTGCTTCAAAGATACCTGCAGCTAATGCTTTAGCTTGATCTACACCATTAGCAGAACCTGCTGTTGCATTAACAATAAATGCATCATCAACAATCTGAGATCCACCTACAACACCATCAACATTTGTTCCTAGGTCTCCCCAAGTAGCAGGAGCTCTAGCACCTTTAATAACCTCTCTCATAAGGTCAATATCATACTGAGTTGCTAGTGCATATGCCATAGAACTTGCATATTTAGATCTTTGGTTTGTGTGATCCATCAAAATGTCAATTTGAGGGATCCATTTTGGTACAACAAGTCTCTTATCAAGGTAAATTGTTCTTTTATCTCTAGTACCTGTTTGGCCTGCTAAAGTAGTACCTGGGCTATGCCTTATAGCATGCATGTCACCTAGTATAGGGAACTCATAGCCTTTACCATTTTGGATTGTTACTTTATCAGTAAATTGATCCATAATAGTTTGAGCTTTAAATGAGGTCTCTACTTCTGTTGCAAATTTAACCTTAAATAATTCTAAGGCATCAGCATCAACACCTGTAGGTGACCCTTGTCTATCAAATACATAAGCCATTCTTTTTCACTCCTTTCATATCTTAGTTTAGCTCCAACAATATCCATTACTTGTTCTCACTGTCTTTAGTACCTTGTTGAGGTATCCCAAGTTAACTATATCCGCAGACATAGGAACTCAGGGCTCCCCAAGTTTCTAAAGAAACCTGGAGAAACTATGAGGATACTTGGAGAATATTAATATTTTACGTAGCCACTTCTTATAGCCTTCTCCCAGACTTTCTTTTCTTCCTTTGGATCTTTTGATTTCATATAGCCAGCAACAGCTTTCTCAAATTCATCTCTGGATTTATAGACATCAGTTTCTCCAGATGCCATTGATCCTGAGATTAACTCTGGTGATGCTGACTCTTTCATAGCCTTGGCACCTTTGATAATTAATTCAGCTAACTTTGGTGCCTTCTGGCCTAAATCTATGATTCCTACTTCAAATGTCTGAAGTAACTCCTGATCTCCACTTTCAGAGATCCATTTAGCAAGATCTTTATACTCTTGTTCACCACCAGCTACTTCAAATACTTTGTTTATATAAGCATCTTTTTGAGCTTTGATACCAGCTATGGCTGCTTCAGCTGTCTCTGGGTCAACACCTTTTTTCTTAAGTGCTTCTCTAGATTTATCTGAAAGTTTACCATCTTGTAAGAACTCATCATAATAAATCTCAAGATCTTTTTGACCAAAGAGTTCTTGAGCCTTTTCTTCAGCTTCACTCTTGGGTTCTTTGGAGTCAACATTAGACTTCAATTGCTCCATACCCTTAGCTTTTTCTATAGCCTTATAAGCCTCTTCTTTAGAATCAAAAGTCTCTAAGAGATTCTTAAGTCCTTTATCAAGTTCTTCTTCGGATTTATATTTACCTGCTAGTAACTTCTGAGTTTCATCAGTAGTCTCTTGAGTCTCTTTAGTTGGCTCAGGGTTACCTTGGGTCTGTTGCTCTGTAGATTCTTGAGTGTTACCATTGGTTCCTGTTGGTGTAGCTACTTCAGAATCACCACCAACAACTTGCCCATCTTTGACTGCTATGGAACCTGGCATTGGTTGAAAATTATCCATTATATCCCTCCTTAATCATTTCAGTGCCTGATGATCTTTAGTGTAATTTTGTCATTTATTTTCTTCACTGTAGTACCATCTTTTTGTGCCATTTCTTCTATAATCTCTTTTTCTTTAGGTGATTCACTTGCAGTAACAACTTTCTCTTCAACACCTTTAGTTAACGTTTGTTTCTTAGTTTCTGTAGTTTTCTTAGCTGCCATTTGCATTACCTCCTTGTTGGTTTCCTTTAGGAGCTACTGCAGCTCCCGTCTTTAGCATTTCCATCATCATCTGTTGCTCTTGAGCCTGTTGTTGCTCTTGAGCTAACTGTTGTTTAGTCTTTAGTACACCTTTGTCAATACCTAATGATACTGAAATTCTCGTTAATAACTCAGAGATATTAACGTAATTAAATAACTCAGGATTTGCCTGAACAAGATTTAAGAATGTTGCTAATCTCTGGTAATCTTGACCTCTTCCTAGGCCTTCAAATCCAGTAACAATCTTGATATCTAGGTTCTTTAATCCTGTCTTAAGTAACTTATCGATCTTCCCTTGTTCAATTAAATCATAAAGAATATAACTTACTAATGGTTTCTGGAAGTCCTCTGCTAGCAACGTATAGACTCCACCTAAGGAAGTCTCAAGTTGCTGTGTCATTGTACGGATTTCTTCTGCAGTAACCCTTTCGGCATCTCTAGTGACTGATTCCATGAGTAAGAAATCTCTTGATAATGATGATTCAAGTTGTTGTTTGAACGTGAGTACCCATTGGTAATCTGCATATTTATTCATTTGTACTACATTAACAGCATCTGCTCTACCACTGATAATATCACCATTAAAAGCATTCTTGATATCCTTAGGTGATATAATAGAACTAGGGTCAACTGTCCAGATTACTCTGGTTGCCTGAATAGCTCCAACTCGTAAGGCTTTACTAATGATCTCAAGTGTATGTAAGTCACCATAGTATTGCTCCACAAAGCCTCTACCATAGTGTTCTCCAGATATATTAGACCATCGTAACACAAGATATGGAAAGTTTTCCTCCGAGAATTCTTTAGGACTCAATTGGTGCCCATCTATCTCTTGAGTTACCTCCCATCCCTTTGTAGTTCTAACAGCTCTTGTGTAAAGATTCAAGTCTTCTGTAGAATCTTCATAGTCTGCTCTGGATTTATCTTTTGTATTATATCTAACTAAGGCTGCTCTAATATCTTCAGTTAAATTCTCATAGGCTATACCTTCCCTTGTGATTATCTCAAGTAATGAACCTTCCATATCCCTCTGGACAACAAATTTATCAAGCCTATATGTCTTAGGGCCATTCTTAGTGTGTTGCATAAGAGCATTACCAGTTATTATAACGTCCCTCAGGGCCTGGTAAGCTGCATTTCTATAACTTTGGTTATCTATGGATTGCATTATTGTGCTTTCAACAACTGATATATCCTGAGCTACCTCTCCTTCTGAGAACTCTCCAGCTGCCACAGCAGCATCAGATACCTCAAGTTTGAAGAAGTTTGATGTTGGTAATAAACTCCTGATCATTTGGTTCGTCAGATTGTTGACACCTCTGGCACCTAAAGATTGATATGGTGTTTCCAAGGTACTATATTCATTGTGGCCTTCTTCAGGGAGAACACTTGGTATTGTGAGTTTTGCATTAGCTCTACCCCTCCGTAAAACCGAGGATCTTTGGGCATCTAAGGTTATAAACCGAGCCTCAATGTCATTAACTTTTGTTTTCATTTGAACCCTCCCTTCAACATAAGAAAACCCAGGCTATTAACCTGGGTCATACTTCTGTATAACCTATGGATCCTTCCCCAGAGAAACCCTGGTGCCCCTTTTTCAAAGGACGGCCATAGTGTTATACTCGTAGAAATTGACTGATATTATACTTTTAAATCCCGTCAGCCACACGGAGATTAGACATTTGACTATAGGTGCTGAGACCTGTAGCTCTGATATTCAAAATTCCCACTTGTGTTACTTTGGTAGGGAACCACCGCTTTAAATGTTGGGCCCAGGCTCACATTTGTCCTGGGCAGGAAACAAAAAACCACGTCAGTCAAGGAAACTCGAGTATCTCCGAGTTGCATTAGGGTTATACATGAAACTTTCAGCTCCTAACCTTGAATACATATAGTTATCAAAAGGTGATGCTGGAGGTGCCATGAGTTCCTTAAGAGCATCCTCTTCAGCTTTTTGGGCCTCTTCATCACTTTGGTAAAATAAGTCTTCATTATGTTTAGTCATAGAACCAAACCAGTCACCATATGAATAAGCATATTCCTCTTGTTGCTCTGGTGTTAATGCATTCCAGTCTCCTTTGTATCTCTGTTTTGCTTCCTGTGTCTCATGATAGGTAGTCCATGGTGTAACTGCACCCCATAGATCTGCTAGCCATCCCATCAGAGATCACCTAGTTTCTCTTTGTTTTTTATTGCTATATCCATTTGTCGCTTAAGTTTAACAACAAATTTTCTGATTATCTGATAGTCTTTAAATTCATCAATGTTTCTAAAGTCATCAAAGAATTTCTCAGGGTAAGCATCATAGAGTTGCTTTATAAAATCTACAGTGTACAAAGGTATTACTATATCGGATCCTTGGATTTCCTCAGATATCTCTTGATTTAAAAAGTCATCTTCTAAAGCCATACTTGTACCTCCTCTTCATATAGGGTACGGATACTTCATATTTTGTTAACATAGTGTAGACTCATATAGTCTAAACTATAATAAAAACATAAAAATAACAAACTATAGAACCTTGAGTTACTTAAGTATTACTAAAGGAACCTTGAGTTACTTAAGTATTACTAAAGGAACCTTGAGTTACTTAAGTATTACTAAAGGAACCTTGAGTTACTTAAGTATTACTAAAGATACTTAAGTACTCAAGTATTACTTTATTATTGTTATTTTTTGTTTCTTCTTTTAGTTACTTCTTTAGTTTTCTTTAGTTTACTTAAGTAGTTCCCAAGCCTCCATATAGGGTACGGATACTTCATAATTCCGTAACATTACTCTCCAAATACACAAGAGCCCCCTGAGCAACCTTGCTCTCCAGCAGCCTTCCCAGTATCCTTAAATTCTAATATTGGTATCGAAAAGTCAAGCTTAGGTTGCTGTGATTTCTTAAGGTCATACTCTTGTTTACTAATAGCCTCAAAAGGTGACTGATCATACACTGTGTCATCAAGTGGTAAAAAGGACATACCTGAGGGTTTATTATTGTAAACCCAGAGACCTAAGTCTTCCCATTCATGAGGACGAACAAGTATAGTAACACTAGGATTATGAGTGGTATACATAGTCTTTAGCATCTTCCAGTACTTTACTTGCTCCAGTGCACTCTCATCACCACTAAAGATTGCATCAGGTGCCTCTATATAAAAAGTGAA